TAGAAAAAGTAGTTGGAGAAATTAAAGAAAAACCAAAAGAAATAATAGAATATCAAATGAAAGATTTATTAAGGAGAGAAAAAAATGAGAGAGAAAAACAACAACAGACTAGGTAGATCAGACATGAGTGCTAGAGTACCTACACCCATGACAGATGCAATGGCAATGAAACCTGCTGTACAGCGACCAGTTGAAGTCAAGGTTAAACCTGACGATAAGATGTATGGTGGTGGATATGTAAAGAAGTACGCTAAAGGTGGTGGAGTTCGTAAAGTAAACTACACCTAGTGTATAGTCTTATTAATATCCTTTTGTAATTCAATGGCTGCTGCCGTGAGCATCTTAATCATGGCAACAATCATTGCTGTATTTGGGTAGTCTGGATTCCAATCATCCATAGCCTCTTCAAATAATTCAGGGTCTATGTTATCTTCTTCGATTACTATCTTACCCTCTGCATTCAACAGCACAGAGAACCTGAACAGCAACGCTTCTTTAGGTTTCTTCATCATCTATCAATTCACTCCACTTAGATAGTTTCTTGTTTTTCACCTTCACTCTCTCATCGAGCTCGTCCCAACTGACAATGTCAAACTTCACTAACAGTTGTATCATAGCGTAGACATCTCCTATCTCTTCTTTAAGCAATTGATTATCCCTATGGTTATCTTTCCTGATGGCCTTACTACACGCCTGCACTAACTCACCACACTCTTCCATAGTGATGACCATCAGTTGTAGCAGTGCATCTTTACTCATCATATATCTACCAACTCACAGACACCAGCTGTACAGGCTAGTTCCTGTGAGCCTTTCGTATTGTCTTCTTTCTCAAAGTCTTGTAACTTACCCCAGTCTATGTTCTTAGGCATCTCACTGTGTAACTTCTTATACTGCTCCTCATCAATATCCTGATACGGTGCTTGCTTGTACGTGTGATCTGAGAACGGTAGGAAGGACACACCTGATAAGTAATCAAAGTTATCCCAACACCAGTTACCCACATTAACCCATTCCTGTTCTTTGACTGATATGGTTACAGACGGCTTATGTTCACACCAATGAACAGCGTAGGTTTTCCACATCTCTAACTGTTCGATTGCAGACATGCTAGTTCTAAACACAGCATCCTTCGCTGTCTTCATTGGAAAGGAGAAAACGGTTGTGTGATCAGGCTTCATCACGTCAGGCTCATTCGGTATGCCTTGTGACTTCATAAATTCTGTAAGTGGGTCTTTGTTATCTCCCCTGACTGTTCTTATGTAATACGGATTGTGTCTAGCATGTATACCACTAGCACTATCCACTAGCTGACTGACTGTACCAGAAGGTTTAACACAGGTGATTGCTGTAGATTGTGGTATACCAAGCGTGCTTGACCACTCTTTGTTTACAACGACAGCCTTCTCTCTCAACTTGTTCAGTCTATCCACCAGTTTAGAATCATTCTTATTTAGCAAGGTGCTATCCATAATACCTGTAAGCGACACACCAAGTAGTCTCTCTTCTTCTGTATTATCCTGCCATCTCTTACGTAAATAACCAAAGTTTGTAAGTGTTGCCTGCATAGTACCAAGTATCGTAGCTATCTCTACCTTATCCAACAGTGTATTCATGCTGTCTGTAGGTCTCACCACGACTTCCGTCAGGTTACAGAACTGATTAGGTCTGAGTATGATCTCTGAACAAGGGTTCGTACCGAAGTCCCAATCTGCATTACGTCTACCATTCTGTCTAGCTTTCTCCTGTGCAGACACTCTGTTGAAGATACCTCTTTCACCAGACTTACTCTCATACAAGGACAGCCACTCTTTCATAAAGATACCAGCATCAGGTTTTTCTGTGTAGGCTACAGAGTTGTTGGCAAGTGCTCTCTCTGGATTGGTATCCCACCATGCACCAGACTTAGCCATTCGTAATCTTTGATCTGACAAGTTAGATAAAGATATGAGAGCTGATCTACGAACACCACCAACAACCACGACCTCACCCGTTTTACAGACTATATCATGACACTCCATGGCGTTTAACTTTCTGCCCTTGGCACCTCTGAACTTTTCTATAGTAAAGTCAAACAAGTTTACTAATGGTTGAGGGCCACTGGCTCTGCCACCGAATGTTTTCAATCGCTGTCCGGCAGGTCGTATTCTGTTTACGTTTATCTTAGGTATTCTATTTGTATACAGGTACGATATTAAATCTCTAAATCCTCTAGCCCATCCCTCTTTGGAATCAGCTACAGAGATGACATCATCTGTATGTTCAAACTCTCTATCTGGTATGGTAGGTAACTTATCTACGTACTGTCTCTCAACAGAGAAACCTACACCTGTACCATTCATTAGTATGTACAGCACTTCATCAAAAGAACGAGGGCTGTCTATAGGTATATACGAACAGTTGTACCCTGCTATGTTTTCTCTGCGTAGTGCTTCACCAGCAGTCATCAAAGCTCTCATGGACGGCATGACAGAAGTATTCAGTATAGCATCTTCTAGTCTATCCCACGTACTGTTCTCAAACTTCACACCGATATTTCTATCTACATGATCTGCAAAGAAGTTAATCAATCTCTGTACAGTTTCAGACCACGTCTCCCTTCTACCTTCTTCAGGTTTCCATCTTGAGTATCGTGACATGTGTATAAATGACTGATACTCTGTAGGTAAAAAATTACTTTTCGCCATATTCAATCTCCAAAATCATTTCTAAATAATGTATTGCTTTGTGTATATCTCTTGCACCATCACCTTTTCTTCTGTGCCTAGTAATATACTTTAAAGCATTACCCTCACAGAAAGTCAAGTTGTTTTCCATAATAAAATCAATAGGCTGTATTTTACAGTCCTTGTAGTGATTACCACCCACTTGCTTGTTACGAGAGGCAAGTTTTTTAATATCTGTTTTCTTAAAGTCTTTATCTTTCACAGTGTCTTTAATTGCATCGTCCATCATACCCATACTAATCGTCCTTCTTTTCTGGTTGAAACTCAAATTGAATAACATTATCATCTTCTTCATCATCTTGTTCAAGAATGAATGGCTGTTCCACATCTGGTTTACTAATTTTTGTGTCTCTATATATTGCAAGTTGACCTCTCTCTAATAAATATTCTGGTTGATTTAAAATAGTTGCTGTGATGCCTCTCATGACTGTATAGCCATCAGTGACCTCTTTCTTATCTGTACTATCATAGCACATAAAATCTGTAGCACCGTTAGGCTGATCTCTTATAATAATTACGTAAGAACCCTTGGGTATCTTCTTTCCAAACTCTTTAAATATTTCTTCGTTATCAGACATCTAACCACTCCTTTGGTAAAAATTTATCGCACCATTTAATATCGTATCTATCACACCATCTACCATACGTTGTTTTAGAACCTTTGTACAGCTTTGAATTAGCATTGAGAAACAAAAATCGTATGTCTAGTTCTGGTTGCTGTTTCTTGATGAGCAGATGTTTACCTCTATCTGAAGCTGTAAACTGACCCTTCACCTCTACAAAGAAACCATATCTCTTCAAGTAAAAGTCTGGCGTGTAAGTGCACTCCTTAATATACTGTATAGGATGTTTCTCATACTCATACGCTATCTTCTTCTTCACCAGTTGCTGTGCTACGTTCAGTTCAAAGTTCGATCTGAACCCATGTGACTTCATACTCATAGTGTTCTTATATCCTTCGGTGGATACATATCAAATATCTCTGATGTCTCATCTCGCATAGCACTCATAAGTTTAGGTGACTTCTTCTCCATATCATGTAGTACATCCGTCCAGTTACCTATGAAGAAACATACCAAGGCACCTCTATCTAACAAAGATTTCATACGACCTAAGTCTTCTCTGAACAGCAACATTTTCTCTTCAAACTGCATGTCTGACCAGAACCCTGTGTACATACTACCGTACTTCTCATCTACTACGATGTATGACTTTCTAATACGAATAGGCACACTCTTGCTGTTTGTTCGTACCTCTCTTATTATATCTGGGCCTGCCATTTTATCTTCTGACTCTGGAAATGCAAAGTGTACTTTATCGTTCATAAATATATCACTACGATTAACATTAGTCTGAAAATACAAAGCCATTCATATCTCTCTTCTTGTAAGTTTACTATACCAAACAGTTTTTGGATACTTTGCTGTAGAGCCTACTTTCTTGTGCATGATAGCATCAGGCCAACACTTTCTTTTGAAGTCACAGAAACCACAGATGCTAGGCAGTAATCTGTTTCCTGTTTTCTTCTCCTGTTTATACTCATCTTTGTATGTCTCTGTTGTATCTGAGAAACAGCGTTTGAACTTCTCACCAGTTACCAAAGCATTTAAATTCTTCCGTGCAAGCTGTAAGAACTCTTTCCTATCTTCATCCTGTACGATTGGTGCTTCACAAACAGTCCATTCTCCACTTGCTTTGTTTATAACTATCCACCCACCGAACTCTTT